CTTCGTTTGGAGTATTATTTGCTATTTCCTCCAAAAATTTATCCATATCATTATTAGTTTCATTTTCATAGGTTTTATCTTCATCCTTTACCTTGTCCTCGATATTTTTTGTACGATCTTTTTTCATTTTTATTTAGTCTTTTCTTGTGCCTCCCTATCTTCGGCTTGGTCTTCTTCTCGTATGTATTTACTCCCCATTTCGGTGCTTTTGCCATATCCCTCCAATTTATGCAAATCAGAAGAGTGTATCATAATCCAAAATCCTTTTCTATTTTTTTCAGCCAAAGTGATGACAGTTGTTTTGCTCTCTTCTTTAGCCATTTCATTAGTTTCATCCCATAATGATATAACACTATGTTTTTTTCGCAATTTATTTTCTATGAATAATTTGTCATGAATTACATCTGCTCTAGTAATCTTGCCATTACCACCAGATAATGGTGTTCTTTGACCACCAAAAAAATCTGCAACCTTTCGTTCCCTTTGTTTCCATGCTTTATCTGACATATTTTTCCTTTATTTGTTTATGGGTTAAATTCTGTTCTTCTTTTGTTCTCTTATGTTCGGGGTCAATATTATTATGGTCTATAACATCTACTAATGCATATCTATATACCTTATACCCACATTTTTTACCTTCCCATTGAAAATGTAATAATTCGGGGGGTTCTTCATATTGTTCCAAACACATAGGGTCATATCGAGAAGTATTGGTAGGCATTTGTCTATATTAACGAAAAAACACATATGTTCAACCTATTAACAAAAGTTAATATTCATAAAATACCCACCGCTGTGCGGAAGAATCCATATAATAAAAGATCAAATTTTTTTTTGGGGGGTATGCCGTCAATATAGAACAAAAAGAGAACGATTTACTCTTTATTTATTCCTTGCTGTCCCTTCTGTCCCTTCATATTCATAGCAAGATAGTAGTGTTGCCTTTATATCACACTATCAAATTGCCCTAGCCGTGTGTGTGAGTGTGTGAAGAACGATCAATCAAGGGGTGTGAGATCAATGAACATTACTACCACCATTACTACTATCATCATCATTAGGCACTTTAACAATAGAGAGAGTATGGAGTAAGTGATTTAGTTCCTGCTTTAAATCTTCACTTGACCGCTTATGAGTAATGTCCTCAATGTGAGTAGTTGAGGAAGTTCCTAGCCCTGTCCTATCCAACAAGCTATTGACCGCTTGTAGCCGTGTCGAAGGGGGGATTTTGCTATCTTGGATTAGTTTTTGTAATGTTTCCACCGCAATAGGTACACTTGACCGCATTTTGTCTTTAATAGCCCTGTCAATCTCGGAGTGTAATCTCTCTTTTAATTGATAGCCCTGTTGTTTTGCCGTTTTTTCAGAATATCCCGAAAGTCTTGCACTTTCAGTTGCATTGCCATTTAAAGTAAAGTTCTCAATAAATGATTTTTCCATATCTGTAAGGTTTTTAGTCAAATTTCCCCGCTTTCATAGTAAAGCTAATATTAGAACATTTAGAGAACATAATCAAGGGTAAGGTTGCTAATCTTACCCCGTTTTTTATGTTATTAATTTCTCATATTATTACCCCCTTATTAATCTAATACCCGCACTTATTTTATTTTAAACACCTGCGACAATTAATGATTGACAAGGTTTATATTATTTTGATAAAACTTAACCAATGTTAATAAAACAAAAAAGAAGGAAGGTCTAATATGTTAAATGACAATCATTTAGTTGTTGCTGATGAAGGTAATTTAATAAAATTACTTGATACCCCTATTTCAATTAAAACTACACCGAAGACTGCTTTGATTGAAACTAAAGAGGACTGCAAAAAACTAACTTTAGAAGAAGCACAAAAATGGGTTGAAGGTTATATTGAAGGCATAACCTTAACCAATGGCGATTACATGATAGTTAATGAGGAAGGTAAGTTTAAAGATTTTGCCATTAATTATACTGCGTCAAGTGTTTGGTCTAAACATTTTGGTAAAACCGATTTGATGTTAGGTAATGCCATTATAATTAAAAAAAATGCACTTGCGGGGGATTGGGTATGATTAATGATTTTGATGTGGCTAGGGAGCATGACCCTAGCCCTAGCCGTATAAAAATGCTTTTAAAATATCAAGGCGGGAATTATGTTTTAAAAACTTCAATGGGCGATTTTGAAGGCAAGTCTTATTTTGAGTGTCTTTGGAAATATGCAAAAGCACCAATTCCGATTGGATTAGCTAAAGCTGATTATAAAACTAAATTGGAGTGGGTTGAAGGCGAGTTAAGGGAGCAAGGTAAATGGTAAGAGCAATTTACTTTGGTTTGTGTTGGGGACTAGCAATGTTTGGTTTGTTAGTTCTCACACAAATTTCATTTTGGTTAGGAATATCAGTTTTTATTCTATTTATAATTAAATTTTTATTAATGAAGGAAGGATTAATATAATGACAGAAAAAAAAGCAATTAATATAGTTAGTAAATATATTAAAATTTATGGTTTAAGTAGTTTAAAACAAACTATTTATATTATGGGTACTTGTCAAAGTTTATGGCCATATACAAAATATCCTAATTGGACAGATTTTATAAAAGCAAAGCAAAAAAATAGTAAAAATTTTAGGTCTAGGGGTATTTATGAGGGTTATTATACTTGTAGGGACACAATGGAAGAAATTGAATACCAAGTTAATAATGTTGAATTTTGTAAGAGGTATATATGACACAAAGGGATGATAGCCACGATTTAAGAGATTCTATTAATAGGGACAGAATTTATCAGCAAAAAAAGTTGGAAGGACTTGATAATGCTATAAATAGTCTTATGAAATGGAAGGAAGATCATAAATTTTGTTTAATGGGGGATGAATTGACCGATTTAAACGATATTATAAATGATCTTACTGACAGATTTATAGACTTAAAAGACGAAAACAAACAATAACAAAGAGAGGTAAAATGGTTGCACTATCAACACAAGTACAACAAACAAAAGCTAGACCAATGACAAAGGAAGATAAAGAGCATTGGCGATCTAAAGTCAAAAGACTTATAGATAATCAAAGATCGGATTTAAAAGCGGTCTTTGAAAGTGATATACAAAAGATGAAGGATAAAAAATGGAAATCTTTTATGAAATCACTAAATCTTGACAATCTTTTTAAAAAGTATCAAACTTCTGCTAAAGAGTATTGGAAGTTTAAAGACGAAAAAGAGAAGGTTGAGAGAGAGTTAAAAAATGTAATGTCAAAAGACTATCATAAACTAAAGGACAAAGTTAATAGGTTTTCTACTATTAGACAATGGAGAGAAGATTATAGTAGTTCAAGTTTTGATAGGGAAGGTGAAAGAGATTATTCTGATAGCATAATAGAGTATCTTTCAAAAAGATGTTATGATGAGTGCGAAAAGCAATTTAATCAATCTGCTAAAGGTAAATCAATTAATGATTTAGAACAAACAGAAGAATTGCTAATTGACGCATTACATATATCTAATTCTGACCCTGCTATTTTGGGTCTTATTAAATACCACCTTCAAAAAGCTGGGATAACTAATTTAGGTATATTAGATGTTGATTTAACTAAATTTAAGATGTTATCAAAATAAAATGATTATTTACGGCAAGGGGATAAGGCATAAATATATAGTTAGGTTTTTTAGAATAATTCTAATCTGTATTTTGTGTTTAATCCCCTTCCTATTTCTAGGTTGTTCAAAAGTAGAGATTGACCCTAAAACTTGGACAATAAAAAAAATCTTCTCAACTCATAAAAAATAGCACCGCCTTAATTTTGCCATAAACACCAAAAAGATGTCATAGTGTCGCACCATTAGATTAATGCCACTAATAACTGACTTCTCAAAATCGGGTCAAAACAGAAATTTCCAAAAACCCAATATGTTATAATGGGCTAATTATAAATTTTAATAGATTTATAATTTAGCTATTTGACATTGTGAATATTGATTAAGTAAGTTCTCGGAAAAGAGAAGGTAATATGAAACAAATATATACTTGTTTTTTTGAGGTACTTAAAGTTAATAAAGAAACTTTAAAAAATGTACTTTTTGTTAGTATTAATAATAATAACTTTTTGGAAATTAACACTAACCGAAAAATTACTATTGATGATTATGAAGAAATTGCGAAATTGTTTAAAGGTAGATATGATAAAAAGAAAAAGACAACTTGGTATCATATAACTTTTAGTAAAAGACATTTAGATTATTTGGCAATAAACAATAAAGCTATATTTAAAACAATAAAATAGAGAACACTAATCAATATTCCTTTGTCAATAGCTTTGATAAAGCATTAAGTAAAAAATTTATTTCTTTATTGGCAAT